TCTATTTCTGATACGTCTTCTGATACTTCTTTTGTCATGAGACTATCCTCTTAACATTTTTTTTTCTAATTCAGACATTGGTCTAAGGTTTGGAATTTTAATTTCATGATTTGTTTTTTTCTTTTTCTTAATTGGTGCTTTTTTTACGGATTGTGCTGTTTCCCACCCTACCAATTGAATACATCTTTTATGTTCTCGATACATTGCTTGTACATATATCTTAGACTCAACTTTGTCTATCGGAACTAAAAGATTTAGATGGTCATAAGACTCTCCCTTTTGTGATGATGTTTTAATATCAACGCTGTGATAAGAAATAACGTCATCATGCAGGCATTTTATAATAAAGTCTGTACCGTCATCACCTTGTATTCTGTCCTCTTCATCTACGGGATAACCATACATTTCTTCAAAACATATTTCTCCTAAAGCACCAAGATAATCATCATCATAATCGTCATTCATTCCCGTCTTTGCCGAAGGAGTTTTGTTATGCAAACTAGTTCTTTGCATTCCTATTTTTCTTGCTCTGTCTTCTATATCCTGAGTTATAATCACAATCCAATCCTTTTCTCATGATACTTAATCAGCGCATTCCATTCCTTTAGCATCTCTTCATAGTCTGCTTTGTAGAATTTAATCGGATCTGATTTCTTAGCTATCATCTCTTCTACGAAACCTTTACCGTAATACTCCTGCATCCATATCGTGTACTGCTGCGCTGCTGAACCATACTTCATGCCGTATGCGTTACAGCTTTTACATTGTGGGTGTACATTCCTTATGTCCAAAGCCCAGTAAGAACTAGACCCCTTGGGAATGAAGTGGCCTCCATCCATGTCCTTGTAATGTTTCTTACACCCGCAAGACACGCACTCACAATATCCATTAGCATCTGTGGCTGCTATTCTAGCTAGTTTCTGTAGAGCCTGGAGGCATTTGGATCTTGGCGTAGATGAATTACGTTTGCGTTTCATTAAGTCTCTCGCGGTTGAGTAGATGAGCGATTTTAATTTCTGCTTTATTTTGACCCGTATAAGGTACTGCCATATTAGCACTAACAAGCTCTGCATTTAGACTTATCTCTTCGCTTTTTATTACACCTAAGTACCGCCCGTATTTGTCTTTCTTTTTCGTCTGGAGCGTGAGCGTTTTGTTTTCTTCAAAGAAGCTTTGTACGAATTCCTTTGCGAGGAGTCCATATCGTTTTTCAACTTTGTCAGAAGTTCTCGATTCGGGTGTGTCAATTCCAAATAAGCGAATACGCTCCCCATGAATCCAATGATTGAAACCAAGGTCAATATCAACATCTACTGTATCTCCGTCTATGACTCTGTCTAACTTACAATTATATTCATACACCTCTATAGATCCTCTTTGTTCCCATCTTATTACCGCAGTTAGGACAGAATGCCAGACCTGAAACAAGACACCTCAAAGTTTTCTCCGCTCTCCTCTGAGTAATGCAGTCCATTTTGTTATACCTTACCGTGAGTAAAGCTTTGGTAAACTCCAAGCTCTCTACGGGATAAGTTTTTGCAATAAACTTTACGTCCTCTGGTGCTTCATATTTAGCTTCTGTTTCTTTTGTCATGACTCTCTCCCTAAGTATTCAGTGTAATGCCTGATGTACCTTCTGTTTAATTCTATGCTTAAAGCAATCAAAGCATTGTAAGTTTCTTTTGCTTTCTTTTTGTCAATGTTTTCCAAACCTATCTCTAGCTCATCATTGGCTTGGTGTATTGTCGGCATAAACTCCTCAAACATAAGTCACTCCTTAATCATTCTTTATTAGGAAATGGAACATATAGATCGTGCTTTGAGAATACCTGCCCTAAGTGATGACTCAAGACCTCATGCACTTTGTCATAGTCTACAGTCTTTGCGTCTGCGGTAGACTCAGTACCTATGAGAGCCTCTTGCACTGGCTTCCATAAGGTTTCTTTGACTCTCTCTCCGCTCCAGGGAATGTCTACGCTCTTCTTCTCTAGAACCTTTTGCATGGGCAGACCTCTGTCATTCAAGACTTCCGCAAGCCGACGGCAGTACAAGTGGAGTGCGTTATTCTGTGCATTGCTCCTCGTCTTACCTTCAGTCCAACGGATAGTGACGTACCCTTTAGATTTATACACTTGATCTAAGTGTTTCTCAAAACACTCTTTTGTGTGATCGTTACTAATAATCCAATGTTTCCCTTGTATATCCATAATTACCCCTTTTTTTCTTTGTGTGCTTTTAAATAACTCTTCCTTACTATTAACTGCGCTAAAGCAAACGAATCATTGTTGAACGTCATAGGAGGGCATTGCGTAATCTTCCCTCCATTGGCGAGATACTCAGCAACCTGAGCGTTTATCTTTTTCCTCAACTCTTCCTTGGTGTTAGTCGGCTTCATCGTTCAATCTCACAAACTCATCCATAGTTATGCCAAATGCTTCTGATAACTTGTATAAAGTATCTACAGTCGCACCCTTGCGATTCATTAGGTGATAATAGTTTGAATGTAAAAGACCCATCTGATCCGCTATTTCTGTGGGCTTTTTGCCCAATCTATCATGTGCTTTTCTCATGCACTGTCCGATATTAATTTCCATACAATACTCCAAAACGGGGGCATATAGCCCCCATAACAGACCTAGAAGGGGACATCTACCACGCCCTTAGACTCAACCTTAGACTCAGTTTTCTGTTCAGGTACAAAGTCATCCACAGAAAGACTAAGATACTTCTTACCTGCCTTTGATTCCCGAACCCATCCCGCAATCTTGAAGTCCGAACCCTTGAAGTTAAAGCTTCCCTTGTAATCAGGTGCTTTATCATTGGTCTTGTCCTGCTTGAACAACGCCCCTCTATCAGTATTATCGTAATCCATAATTAATCCTCAAATTGATTTACGTTCTCTTTAATTAAACCCACAGCCTTGGTAACGTGCTTGGCTAGTGAAGCTATGTATTCCTCATCACGCTCTACGCGAACGATCAAGGGTTTCATATCGGGGTGATAAGACATGAAGTCCCACCATTGCCTATCGGTTACCCATAGACAGCCCATGACTTGTTGCTTATATCTGTTTGGTAGTTTCCCCCCGCGAAGATATTCAACATGAGTAGCAGGTGCAGGACATTTGATTTCTAATCCCCCATCCCTACCAATGAGGCCGTCTGGTGAACAGCCTGCGTCAATGTCATCATGCAAAATAAAACCCATCTCATGCACTTTGACTTGATTCGTTTGTATGTATAGATTCCTAGCTTCTGGCTCTAGCTCTACGCCCCTCAGCATCCATTGATTCTGGAATATAGGAACACGCTCACCTGTTAGTTCTTCTGCGACTAGCTGATTGATATACCCATTAGCTTGAGTGGACCAGTCGCCCTTAGCGGTGACGATCTTGTCATACATACTAGCCGAGGGAATGCCTAGTCTTGAGGCAAACCACTCTGCCGATCCTTGTTCGCACTCAAATACCCTCATAACTCAAAGTCGTCATTGGATACTTTAACGGGTTCAGGCTTTGCGGGTCTTTCAACCTTAGTCCGTAAGTCTTGAGGCTTGGCATCCTTAAACTCATCTGCCTCATCCTCAGAATAAACATCCCCATGAAGCCCAACTAGCTTGAGGATAACCCTATCTTTGGCTCTCTTCTCAGCCATAGCAAACGGGTATCCGTTCTTGTTATTGTAAGGAGCAGCCTCTCCGAACGACCACTCAGAATGATCGTTGAGGTGACCAGTGACAGAGACAGCCACTAGCTTATTTGCCATGTCGCTTTGTACGATCATAGGCGGGTCAAACTTAATGCCTTTGTAGGCAGCAACCTTCTCCAATGCCTTGTGTAATATGACGGGCGTACCATGACAGTCCCATGTCGCAGTCTCTGGTGTCTCGCCTATTTCCCTTAAAACTTCCCCTACTTTTTTCATGCTGTATCCTCCCAGGATCTTATTAAACCTTTTATCATTAGCTCTATTTCAAGAAGCTTGGCATCTACGACATCACCTTGCGAAGCGATAATGTCCTGTATTTCTTTTAGTTTTAGCTCCAACTCTTCTAAAGTCATGCCCTTGACTCCAGCCATTGAGCTTCCATTTGAGCCTCGACCATCGCGTCTTCGGCATACCGAATGCCGTATAACTCAAGAGCTTCTTCGCATAGGTCTACATCCATATCGCACAGATATTTGAGGTAGTCCAACGCGCAGTCTCTCAAAAGCTTTTGATGGTCGATGACATCAGCGAGTGAGGAGGTGACAAGAAAAGACCCTAAAGAATCCGCAACATCGCTAGAGTTCTGCATCTTAAATAAGATGTTACTCATATGCTCGGTGTTGTCCTGATCCTGAAGTAGATTGATTATCATCAGATCTATGTCCGACTTATCAACCTTGTCCCAGTGTATCTCTCCCTCGATGAAACAATGAGTGACCGTATCATCTTCGACTAACCAATCTCTGTAGTATTTACCTTTCATAGTTTTCCCCTTTGTTGTATTGCTTTTTAGCTTGCGTGTAAGCCAATCATTCTTTAGGTTTCATCCAATGGTTCTGAGTTTCGGCAGCCTAAAACTATAGATTTTGCTTCTTCTTCAGTCATCTTTAGATTCGGTGCTGACTTTTTGCTACATGAATATTTATTATGCCCATTCAGAGGCGGTTTTAAATAATGAATAAAAGCACTTTCTATTTGATTTAATTCAGACTCAGGTATTGGCAAAAGATACACCCTATCGAAATTTTTGTTATTTTTATGACTTTGTATTCGTCCATGAATTGATACGGATTGGCCAACATATACCACTTCATTATTTTTGCATAAAAAATAAACTCCAGGTTGGTAAGAATAATCAGGAATCTGTGACAATCCCACGACATCACAGACTGACATAGGCGGTCGATCATCAACAGGAGGGCAAGGGGGAATTATCTTAAAGCCATGCTTGACCATCTTCCCCCTAGTCATCACCATCATATTTTCAGCCAACCAATCTTTTACTTCTTGCAGTCGAAACTTATATATAGTTTTGTCAAAACAATAACTTGGCAAAAATTCAGACTGTGCAAGCTCTAAAATTCTATCAACAGGAAAATGTATTTTTTCACTCAGTTGATCTGGTGTCAGCAAACCCTGAGGATAGGAATTTGTTTTGTGTTCAACTTTATAAGGCAATGGTTTCAATGCCTGCTCTGTGTCTGTCATGTTTACCCCCTTGTTGTGTCAATTAGAACAGCATATCACTGTCTTCGTCAACATTTATTTCCCCTTTTTCAAAATTAAATGGCATTGATTGCCCTTCATGACTGGTGAACTGCAAACAATTCTGAAAATAGAAAGCGAAAGTCCCTTCCCACGCCCCATGCCTCTGCTTCGCAACGGTCAAAAGCAAGTCTCGATTATCCTCCAGGTATTTCAATTGCTTCTCGTCAAGCTCATGCCCCTGAGACTGTAACTCTTTGAGATCAAAGCGTTTCTTATTTTTCCAGACGATGAATAGATTGTCCGCCATATCGGATATGGTGCTACTACCCTTGACATCAAACTTGGTCGGTCGCCACTCCTCCCCGCCAGTTTGAGGTTTGCGAACGTGACATATGAGGTGGATGTGAACCTTTAGAGTCTTGGCTGCCCACTGCAGGCGATTGATGAAGTCCGTTTCGCGGGCGTTAGCATCTGCCCCGCCCTGATTCACTCCACACTTCGCCAAAGAATCTAGGACTATATGTTTGCAGCCCAGTTCTTTCCCGCAATAGTGAACGAATCCTAATATCTTTTCTGTTTCAACGGTGTCCAACTGATCGTAAATCAGAATATTTTGGTCGGCAAAATCTGCGAACTGGTTAATAAAACTTTCCGCAGGCGCATCGCCTGACCTAGTCCCCGCAGCTTGCAAACACATTCGCCATAAGGTTTCTTCGGGCTTCATTTCAAGAGAGGCGATAGCTACTTTGCTGTTTTTGGCAAGCCATAAGGCTATCTGACCAGTTATTAGCGACTTCATGTGACCGTTCATACCACATATGACCGAAATCTCTCCAGCCCTCAACCTCACATGATCTGCTTTTCCCCAAGGCAACCTATCACCCCATATTTTTGGTCCTTTACTACGCTCTATGAGCCTATCGCGCCAGTGTCCTGCTGAGTGTATCTCCTGAGCCTCCATACTGCCCACGAGAGAGATGTAGTCGTCGAAGTTAACATCCTTAGGTATCCTCATAAGATCACCTCTGTACGGGCCTCTGAGGAGGTCTTAGCGTTACCCTCCCAAGTCCTCACGCAGGCTTTCCAATCCTTAACCTTCTGACCTTTTTTAAATTCCCATCCGCGAGCATCATAGTATGCGACAAAAGACTCAGGGTTTATTGTATTGCCTCTACCCTCACAATATTTTTTAACTTCATCCACACTTGGGGCTATAAATATATTCTTTACTTCTTTACTTCTTCTAGTATGGACGCTTTGATGGTCGTTCGATGGTGATTTGTTGGTTGAGTCTTGATATTTTGAGTAGCAAGTTACTGTTATTATTGTGTATTTATTTGTTTTTTGCTGGCTAATCATCTGCTCGGATTCAAACATCTTTATGTACCGCCTTATTCTAGATTCTGAGATGCCTAATCTCTGAGAAAAAGCGAGTCTACCGAACACCAATTGACCGCGCTTGACTGAGATTAATTTTCCGTTGAATAACTTTTTTACGGGCTTGATGTTTGCCGTCATGATGAGTTCTAGCCATAGCTTGAGGGCTTCGGGTTCATCCCATACAAAGTTCTGGCGGATAGCCCTGTCCAATTTGATCCACCCGATCATTTCCCACCCCCATTGACTAGTAAAAAAGCCTCTCTTACCTCGGCCTTTTGTGATTCTGTTAATGGTGATTTGGCTTGCCACAGCGGGAGCATTTCTAAGATGGACTCCGCGATTGCGAGTCGCTCGTTTTTTGTCTTGCCTCTTATGCCTCGATAACTGATAGCATCATCGGGCATTAGGTGTTGGAAATTGAGATCTATGCTATTCAGAATATCTATAGCACCGCATCCCCCCGACCAACAGTTGATCAGGATTCTGGAATCTTCTAGCTGTCTTATTGATAGCGATGGTGTCTTATCGTCATGAGCAGGGCATAACGCTACCCATTTATCACTCCCTTTTATTTTTTTAACGCCCTGTAACCTAGATAACAGTAGGTCTATATCTGCCATTTGTAATCCCCTTAATTGATGGTAATATTGTTTCAGGTCGTCCCCTTACGACCTAGTATATCTCTCTCTTTGCCCCTCTCTTTGAGGGGCTTTTTTATTGGGGGAGTTAAGTTAGCAAGTTATTTTATTTCTTGCAAACTATGTCTCGTATCACTATCTCTTTGGTTGAATATCTGAAGCCCCAAATCAGGATGTACGCAATTACGCAATATCTGTGCAGGACAGTGATTTCCTTTGTAATAAATATTTTCTTCATAGTAAATCCCTAGCCATTCCATCAAAGCTTTTTTGCCTGATAAATTTGATAAATTAATAAAGTTATCTGGTCGTTTAACATCTTGAGCCTCAAATTGGTAATTAGACCAAAAACAATGCCTTCCTACGGTAACTGTCGGCATTACTAAAAATTCATAGAATGGCTTTACGTTTTCAACTACCCAATCACCTTTATAAAAATGCTGTAAGAATAATATTTCTTCATACAGCGTCATGTCTGGGTAATTACGGTTTTTATGGCGTGTAGCTTTTGCCATTCTTGAATGCGTAGGACAAGGCGGTGATGACCAGATAAAATCAAAGTCTCTAAAATTTTGTCTCAAATACTCATGGGCATCTTCAATAATAACCTCATCGTTCGGGTGTAGTTTTTGGTAAACTTCTGCAATTTTTTTGTGACTCTCAACTGCTACCACTTTGCATCCCGACCATAGTTTGCGATTGCCCCCTAAGCCTGCATATAGATTTAATACTCTCATTGTTATAAAATTCCTTATTAATTTTAAATCGGATTTCTTAGCATCTCCTCAACCTCTAGCCTAGCCTCAGTCGATTCGTCAGGCGTACACATTCTTTCTATCTCAAAAGCAAGTGATAGCGCGTCATCCTTGCGTTTTTCGGGTGCAGTAATCGCTAGAATTAATGCATTTTTTAGTGCTTGTTTATGGCTCATATACATTCCTCCATTGATCCGCCATCGCCCGCGCAATGCCTTTGTATGTGGTTGATCTGATTTTCCACCTGTCGGGCGAGGGTGAAGCGTAGTGTATTTTATGCCTGTCTTTTTTGGGCAGAGTCATCATTTCATCGTAGACATTATTTGTATCTTTGAGGGGTTCTAAACCATGTAGCCATAGCCCTGTCTTTTTGGTTTCGGTGTGTCCGAATTGATAGGGCTGAATATATTGCGGTATATCCATGATTTTAGATAAAACACCTACGGGATTTTCTAAATAAACTTTGTCGCATTTCTCGGTAGCTTCCCACCACAGGTCTAATGTCCACACCATCGCCTCTAATCTCTCGCGATGCTTTTCTTTTTGGAATCCATACGTTCGATTCCCCGATACACAGAGGGCAGTACAGGGCGGGTGAAGTCCTATGAAATCCCACTCCTCAGATCTTATAGCTTCAACCACATCGCCATGTATGTGATAGGGTGAATCATCATCACTGGGTAGTAGGTCGCATGACCACGCATCATGACCCTTGGCCCTAAACGCTTCCCGAACTTCCCCCGAATACTCACAACCAATTAAAACTTTCATTAGCATTCCTCCATTTTGATTTCAGTTTTTAATAGCGTTTCCTGGTCGGCTCTCTTGTGCATATACTTAGCCCTTGCTTTGGCTTCATCAACCGACTTTGCATACACTGGATAATCCCCCACAATGCTTTCCTCTACCCGAATCTTAAAGAGTTTTGAGGGTATAGGTTTTTTTCTAATGTCATCGATATAAACCCGCAAACATTTGGAGCATTCCAATGGTTGCCCTCGGTCGTATTTACGCCATCCTCTATCCTTTTTTAATTCATCTTTTAAATACTGCCCTTTAACTCTGATTTTATACGAGTCTTTGTTGAGATATTTTCTCATCAATCGGACAAGCTCCCGCCCTTCCTCATCATTAGGTATTTCACTGAATGTATAGTTAAGCATCATTCTATCTCCTCTGAATAAATCCCACGTTTGCAGTTATTACAAGTAGTTCCACGTTCGCCATAACTGTGACAATCTCCACACCTAGCTTCATCTAGATCAGACCCCGTTTCCTCCTCAAAATAAGCATTCACTACTCCAAAATTTTCAGAATATTTGGTAAAGCTTTCTGAATTTAACTTCCCATAAATTTCTGGTCTATCCCAAAACCCTGCGCCATGACCATTTCTAGTCAACCAAAAATCATGTCCCGCCTGTTCGATGTTATCGTCTGATAAAAAGCACTGAATGCGTGAGTAGAATGCGAGACAATCAATTACAGATTCCCTCAAAAAATCCTCATCTAAATCAGATCCCGCTTGAGGTTGATTCATCTCCCCGCATTCTGTGAAATCAATTGCTTGTAGATAAGCATTGAAAAAAAGCTTTTCTTTTTTTGTCATCTCAATATTCATAGTTCACCTCTTATATTATAAAAATTATTATTCCTAAAATTAAACCCGCCATAGCTCCGCCCAGAATATCAGTAGCGATTTCCCTAAATTTGCTAGGCTTTTTTGCCCATGCGTACAGTTTATCTGGATCGTGTAAGTGCTTAAAATCTCTCATTGTTAACCCCTCGCTATTATTTCGGCATTTTTAGATCTTGTACCATGTACGGGGAAAGCTATGATATAATCCCTATCAGAGACTGAGCATAACTTGCACGTTTCGCACGTTATATTGTCTCGATATGTTGCGGGACAAGTTACGAATTTTTTGCCATCAATAACCCTTGTCTCGTTCCCGTGATCCATGGGGACAACGGAAGCAACGGGTAGTTTGTATTTGGATAGTTCGACCGCATGGCGTACATTATTTGCGGATAGATTGACAGTGAACCCGTCATCGTTAGCTTGTTTGATTGCTTTGATGTTGTGTTTACTGTCCGAATAATGGGTATATGTAAACCCTCGTTTGCCCTTGTTAGCTTGCGTCAATTGTCGCAATTTATCCGAATCTATCCTTGTATCATCGCTAGGGTCAGGGACAAGATCACCTGACACGTTATGTCGCCATAATTGACCCGCTTTGATTTTCTTTATATTGCTTATAAACGTGGGAAATAAATCACCTCGTTCGCCACTAGACACCTTATCCCAATTCATTCGAGTATAATAACCCGCTTCTGCATAGCATCCGTTCACACCTATGAAAGGACAAGACGAGGGACATGTTTTACGATCGCTTGTGGTAGTGGGTATAGCTCCCGTTTTAGAATTACTTGATTTTTTTACGAATTGAATATTCATATTGACCCCTTAAATTAATTGTTGTTTTGTCTCAAATTTGAAGCCTAATTCTTTTGCTACTTGTATAGTTTCTCTTGTAAGCGTTTTTGTATTAGCAAGCTTTGCTATTAATCGAGAATTGTTACAAGCAGGATATATGGCTTCACTCCCAAAATTATTCCTAATCTCTACGATTGCTATCATGTCATTCCCCTTTAGATTGATTATAGGTATTTGGCTATCTCTGTTTGAATCTCTTTTATTGCTTTCTTACTCATTGCAGATCTAAGCATCGATTGTAAATACTTTATAGCGTATTCCTTGTTCCCATTGCTTGCTGCTTTTGATGCTATGTTAAAATGTCCAATGTGTTGTTTTTGCATTTTTGTATTCCTCTTGGTTGATGTAAATAATTACATTGATTTGATTATCGACACCTAAAAAATAAAATCAAGTTTTTTTTTATTTATTTGTACTGATCTTTTATACAGTAGTTTTGTTTGTGGTTTAGATAGTCGGTTGAATTTTGGCTGTGATTTGATTTGGTGATTGGGTTCAATAGGAGCTTCCTATGCGTACACACTCGATTTTTTTACGCATGACAAGCGCAAGCGGGTAGATTCAGGCAGAATTTACGCAATCCGAGGGATTCCTGGGTGGGTCTATTTACCCGCACGGGGGCGTATGCGCGCGCGAGCTTTTAATTGTAGTTGCCCCCCAAATTTGCAGCAGGCAAAATTAAAAAAAACTGTAAAAAATACCATCTCTGTAACGCAGCATACATAGGCGTTGTAGCAATAATTGCTTAATCCTAAAAAAGAGAGTTAAATATGCAATAATTTATTCTATATTCTATATACGGCAATGTGATGAGTGACACTAAAGATACACCTGTAAAGCGTAAGCGTGGTAGACCAAGGAAGTCTGAGATAACACCTGTGAAGAGAAACAAGGTGGGCAGACCCAAGGGCGAACACTCCGCTATGATAGAAATGAAACAAAGGTTTCTAGCTAGGAGAGACACAGAGAGCGTAATAAACTCTATCTTCAGAGCAGCCGTAGACGATGACCATAAGAATCAATCAGCAGCATGGAAGTTGATTGTGGATAGAATATTACCTCAAGGGTCATTTGAGAAAGATAAGCTAGGCGGTAAGCCTATGGTAAACATTACTATCTCTGGCGTTGGAGACACAGCCTCTATTACGGATGAGCCTGTTAATATCATAGAAGGAGATGTCGATGAGCTTGATTGACACTCTTGTGAGACACGAAGGACTCAAACACAAACCTTATGAAGATACTACGGGTCATATGACTATAGGCGTAGGACGCAATCTAAGCTCCGTAGGGCTATCTGACGATGAGGTGTACTATCTCCTCAAGAATGACATAAGACGCTGTGAGCAGGAGCTAGAGAACTCTCAGAGGTGGTATAAGGATTTAGATAGGGTTAGACAGGAAGCAATGATTAATTTATGTTTTAATCTTGGTATTACGAGATTAAGAAAGTTTAAGAATGCCTTGAGAGCGATGGAGGTAAAAGACTACGAGGATGCTGCAGATGAGTTCTTGGATTCGCTGTGGGCAAGACAAGTAGGGAAAAGAGCGTTTGAAGTCACTTACATGATACGAACAGGAGCATATTATGCCAATGGTTAGAGGAAAGAAATACCCATACACTACTGCGGGAAAGGCTGCTGCTAAGAAAGCAAAGATGTCGCCTGCTAAAAAGAAACCAATGAAATCATCTAGGCGCAAGTAATGGCCTATACAAAGCCAGGTCTTCGAGAAAGACTGAAGAACAAGGTGATGGCATCATCTAAGGGCGGTAAGCCTGGGCAGTGGTCTGCGCGTAAAGCGCAGATGCTTGCTCAAGAGTACAAGTCTGCGGGTGGTGGTTATTCAGGATCTAAGTCTAAGCCTCAGAAATCTTTATCCAAGTGGACTAAAGAGGAGTGGGGTACTAAATCAGGCAAGCCGTCTACCCAAGGCAAGAAAGCTACAGGGGAAAGGTATCTGCCAAAGAAAGCGCGTCAGTCTTTATCTAAGGCTGAGTACGCTGCCACATCAAGAAAGAAAAGAGAAGACACAAAGAAAGGAAAGCAATTTTCTAAACAACCCAAAGCTATAGCCAAGAAAACTTCAAGAAAAAGATGAACTTAAACATATCCTTACTGGATTGGCAGAAAAAGGTCTGGAACAATACGACTCGCTTCAAGGTTGTTTCTGCGGGGCGTAGGACAGGTAAGTCGCGTCTTGCAGCCTATCTTCTGTTAGTCAACGCATTAAAGTCTGATAGAGGGCAGGTCTTTTACGTTGCTCCTACTCAGGGTCAGGCTAGAGACATTATGTGGAATCTGCTTATGGAAGTAGGTAGGCCCGTGATTGAAAGCTCCCATGTGAATAATATGCAGATCAAGCTAGTTAACGGAACAACTATTAGCTTGAAAGGAGCGGATAGACCTGAGACTATGAGGGGTGTAAGTCTGAAGTTTTTA